CTTAAACGCAGTTAAGTTGGCATACAATCCAACAAAAATTCAAAGAGATCGCCTCTATAGTGCAAGAATCAACCCAGTGATCTTCTCGCCTGGTTCTGGAATTATCCTCTTTGGTGATAAGACTGGTCTTGCTAAAGCATCTGCATTCGACCGCATCAACGTTCGCAGATTGTTTATCTATCTCGAACAGGCAATTTCTGCTGCAGCGAAAGATGTTATGTTTGAATTTAACGATTCTCTCACCAGAAGTTCTTTCGTAAATGCAGTTGAACCATTCCTCAGAGATGTTCAAGCAAAGCGTGGAATTCAGGAGTTTAGACTTATCTGCGATGAGTCAAACAATACTGCCGCAGTTATTGACGCGAATGAGTTTATTGCGGATATTTACATCAAACCAAACCGTTCCATTAACTTCATTGGACTAACCTTCGTTGCCACCAGATCTGGTGTTTCGTTCTCTGAAGTAATTGGCGTTTAATTCGATTTAAATTAATTTCAAAGAGGTAAAAAACCGATGGCACTCAGAACAATCTCCAATTTTAAATCTCAATTAACGGGGGGAGGTGCAAGACCTAATCTGTTTGAAGTTGAATTAAACTTCCCAAATGGATCTGGTCAATCCCTAGGATTCATGTCTAATGATTCCACCCCGACTGCAGCAACACAAACATTAACAACCTCTGGGGTTGGTGATAAAGTTCCTTTCATGGTAAAGGCAGCAAACTTACCTGCATCTAACATCACTCCAGTTGAGGTTCCTTTCCGTGGAAGAATCCTCAAGGTTGCTGGTGAAAGAACCTTCGATAGTTGGACCGTTACTGTTCTCAACGATACTGATTTTAAAATCAGAACCATTATGGAGCAGTGGATGAACGGTATCAGCAGACTTACCAATGGATCTGGTGAGACCAATCCAACTGATTATACTGCTGATGCAGCAGTTACTCAACTCGATAGGAACGGCGGTCCACTGAGAGAGTACAATTTTATTGGTTTATTCCCAACCAATATTTCTGAAATTGCTCTTTCAATGGATACCCCTGATACTATTGAAGAGTTTACTGTTGAGTTCCAAGTCCTTTACTGGAACATTGCTGCAACTTCTGAAAACGATTCTGCTCCTGCAGTAGATTGATAAATAGATAAAATAGTTCAGTTTCTTATAAAATGTCAAAACTTTTTGGTTTTTCTATTGACTCTACTGAAGAAAAATCCAAATCTATCGTCTCCCCCGTTCCGCCTAACAACGCGGACGGGGTTGATAATTTTATTGCTAGTGGATTTTACGGGCAATATGTAGATATTGAAGGGGTCTATAGAAATGAACACGATCTAATCAAAAGATATCGTGAGATGGCAATCCACCCAGAGTGTGATAATGCCATTGAAGATGTTGTCAATGAAGCGATCGTCAGTGACCTCTATGATTCTCCAGTTGAAGTTGAACTTTCCAATCTAAATGCAAGTGATAAGTTAAAAGAAAAGATTAGAGAAGAATTTAAATATATCAAAGAACTTTTAGATTTTGATAAAAAATCTCACGAAATTTTTAGAAACTGGTACGTTGATGGGAGATTATATTACCATAAAGTAATCGATCTCAAAAAACCACAAGAAGGAATCAAAGAATTAAGATATATTGATCCTCTAAAAATGAGGTTTGTAAGACAAGAAAAGAAAAAAGATAGATCTGGCGGTATTGATCTCTCTAGAATCAATGAAAATACTAAAACTCTATATCCAGAAGTTGAAGAGTATTTTATCTATAGTCCCAAACCAAACTATCCATTAGGTACTATTTCTGGTGCTGGAAGTCAGAAGGGAGTAAAGATTGCAAAAGATACAATCACTTACATCACTTCTGGTTTAGTTGATAGAAATAAAGGTTCGGTTCTCTCATATCTACACAAAGCAATTAAGTCTCTCAATCAACTCCGTATGATTGAAGATTCTCTTGTTATCTACAGACTTTCAAGAGCACCAGAAAGAAGAATTTTCTATATTGATGTTGGTAATCTACCTAAAGTAAAAGCAGAACAATATCTTCGTGATGTAATGTCACGTTATAGAAATAAGTTAGTTTATAACGCCGACACTGGTGAAGTTCGTGATGATCGCAAGTATATGAGTATGCTTGAGGACTTCTGGCTTCCAAGAAGAGAAGGTGGTCGTGGTACAGAAATTACCACACTTCCTGGCGGTCAAAATCTTGGTGAACTTTCTGATATTGAGTATTTCCAGAAGAAACTTTATAGAGCACTTGGAGTTCCCGAATCCAGAATTGCAAATGATGGTGGATTCAATTTGGGACGTTCTTCAGAAATATTGAGAGATGAACTCAAGTTTTCCAAGTTTGTTGGAAGACTGAGAAAGCGTTTTGCAAATCTTTTTAGCGATATGTTAAAAACGCAATTGATTCTCAAGAACATCGTAACTCCAGAAGACTGGGATAAAATTTCAGATCATATTCAATATGATTTCTTATACGATAATCAGTTTGCAGAATTAAAAGAAAGCGAATTGATGAATGATCGTCTGGGAACTCTGGCAACTATTGAACCATATATTGGCAAATATTTTTCAGTGGATTATGTTCGTCGTAAGGTACTACGTCAAACTGATGCAGAAATCATCGAGATCGACGAGCAAATTGAAAAGGAAATTAAGGATGGAATTATTCCAGATCCAAATTCAGTAGATCCAATTACGGGAGAACCACTACCTCCAGAAGGTGGAGATCTTTTAGGTGATGTTCCAATGGAACCAGATTTGGAAGCAGATTCTGCAGCAGTAGACGCTAATTTTCAAAAAGACACCAAAAAAGCAGAAATATAAATAGAAAATATACCATATAAATTAATTTCATGGAAGATATTGTCAATTTGATTGCAACTGATTCTTCTGCTTCTGATATCAGTAGCAAAATTAAAGATGCTTTATTCAATAGAGCATCGGAAAAAATTGAGGGTCTCCGCCCACAAGTTGCATTATCAATGTTTGATACCGGTTCACAAGAGGAAGAATAATGGCAAGAACGTTACTTCTAGCAGATGAAATTGCAGTTCCAGGTGCTACTGGTGCGGCAACTAGTTTTTCGAGTGCTACTGTTGTTCGCCTTGTAAATAATAATAATTCTGCTGCTGTAGTTTCAGTTGTAGAAACACAAGGTGGAACTGGTGTTGGTTCATTTACAATGCTAGGCAATACAGTTGAGTATTTGGAAAAGAATCCTTCATATTGCGTTTTTGCAGTTGGTGGAACTGTTTCAGGTACAAAAGTAGGATTTACTGGATAATCAAATGAAACTTATCACAGAAGAAATTTCAAAGGTCGAATTTATTACCGAAGGAAAGGGTAAGTGTAAGAAGTGCTTCATCGAAGGAGTATTTCTTCAGGGAGACATCAAGAACCGTAATGGTCGTATGTACCCCATGGAAACTCTTTCACGTGAAGTTGCTAGATACGATGAAAGCTTCATTCAAAAAGGACGTGCTTTAGGAGAACTCGGTCACCCTGACGGTCCAACCGTTAATCTTGATCGTGTTTCTCATAAAATTATTTCTCTCACTCAAGAGGGTAATAATTTTAGAGGTAAGGCACAACTTCTTGAAACTCCAATGGGTAAGATCGCAAGATCACTCATTGATGAAGGTGTGTGTCTAGGTGTTTCTTCTCGTGGTGTTGGATCTTTGAGAGAAGATCGCAATGGTTATAAAGTTGTCGGTGAAGATTTCATGTTAGCAACTGCTGCTGATATCGTTGCCGATCCTTCTGCTCCTGATGCTTTTGTTCAGGGAATTATGGAAGGTAAAGAGTGGATTTGGGAAGGTGGAATTCTTCGTGAACAACTCGCAGAAAACACAAAGAGACGTATTAATACTCTCGTCGATCAAAGAAGACTTGAAGAGCATAAGTTGAATTTATTCAACGAATTTCTATCAAATCTTTAATTTATAAATAAATATAGATTAATACACAAATCTAATAAATCAAATGTCCGTTGGTAGCAATTTACAAGAAATGGAAAACGTAGTAACCAAAGGGGCTAAGCCTGCAGAACCAATGCCTAAGTTGGATCTGGATACCCCAGGTCAACCAAGTGTTGAAGATCTCGGCGGTCCCTCCCCAGAAAACTATCGTCCCGATGACGATTCAGCAAAACTCAAAGAACCTGGTGCATCTCTTGCTCAAGTCAAGAATGTAGTCAACAAAGGTGCAAAAGCAGCCGATCCTATGCCTAAGGGTATTAAGGAAGAGGAAACCGAAGTTGAAGGTGAAGTAGTTGCTGAGGAAGAGACTACTGAGGAAGAGGTAGTTACTGAAGAAGAGACAACCGAAGAGGAAGTCGTTGCTGAAGCTACCGACGAAACCGAAGAAACCGAAGAGTACGATATCGAAGAAGATGTAAACGCACTTCTTGCTGGTGAAGAACTCTCCGAAGAATTCGAAGAAAAAGCACGCACCATCTTTGAGACTGCAATCAAGTCTAAAGTTGCAGAAATCAAAGAAGAGATTCAAGCTCAATACGAAGAGCAACTTGTTGAAGAAGTTGCTGCAATCAAAGAAGAGCTTGTAGAGCGTGTTGATTCTTACCTTGAGTACGTTGCTCAAGAGTGGATTGAAGAAAATGCACTCGCAGTTGAGCACGGTCTCAAGACCGAGATGACCGAATCATTCCTTCAAGGAATGAAGGGTCTTTTTGAAGATCATTATGTAACTGTTCCTGAAGATAGATATGATGTGCTTGAAAGCATGGTAGATAAATTAGATGAAATGGAGTCTAAACTCAACGAGCAAATCGATAGAAACGTTGCTCTTAATAAGAGATTAGCAGAGTCAGTCGCTGATGTAATTTTTGCAGAAGTATCTGAGGGTCTTGCACTTACTCAGAAAGAAAAACTCGCTTCTCTTGCAGAAAATGTTGAGTTTGATAGTGAAGAGACCTATCGTGAGAAACTAGTTACTTTGAGAAAGTCTTATTTCTCAGAGAGTGCAACTAGTGCTCAGAGAGAAGTTGCTGAAGAGGTTGAGATTGTAGAGGAATCTGCAGCAAGTGTTTCTCCTTTAATGGAGTCATATCTCTCAGTTCTCAGCAGATCTTCCAAAAAGTGATTTTTAGATTATAGTTCAAACTAACTTTTTTAAAAGAGGTAAAATTCAAATGCAGATGTACAATTCTGAACAACTGCAGGAGAAGTGGGCACCCGTTCTTGATTATGATGGTATGGATCCTATTAAGGATTCCCATCGTAGAGCTGTTACCGCTATCCTGCTCGAAAACCAAGAAAAAGAAATGCGCGAAGAGCGTGCATTCCTTAACGAAGCAGCACCTGTTAACTCAACTGGTTCTTCAGGCGCAACCGCAGGTTTCTCTGCTGCTGCAGGTTCACCAACCGCTGGTTTCGATCCCGTTCTGATCTCGCTGATCAGACGCTCAATGCCAAACCTGGTCGCATATGACCTCGCTGGTGTTCAACCAATGAACGGTCCTACTGGACTGATCTTCGCAATGCGTTCACGCTACAAGACTCAGAGTGGTCCTGAAGCGTTCTTCAACGAAGCAGATACCGCATTCTCCGGAATCGATGACACCCCAATTCCTGGTGAAATCGGTGATCCATATGTATCTAGTTCTGACGGTGCTGCCGTTGGTTTCGGTACTACCGCACAATCAGGCACCAATCCTGGTCTTCTGAACCCAGAAAGCGACGCCAACCAGTATGCTTACAGAACTGGTCGTGGTATGAACACTGAAGATGCTGAGGCACTCGGCACCGACAGCAATGAGTTCAGCCAGATGGCATTCTCGATCGAGAAGGTCACCGTTACTGCTAAGAGCCGCGCTCTGAAAGCAGAATACAGCCTTGAGCTTGCTCAGGACCTGCGTGCTATCCACGGTCTGAATGCTGAAGCGGAACTCGCAAACATTCTCTCCACTGAGATTCTTGCTGAGATCAACCGCGAAGTTATTCGTACCATCTATAAGTCTGCTGAGTCTGGTGCTCAGGCAAACGTTGCTACCGCTGGTACTTTCGACCTCGACGTTGACTCCAACGGTCGCTGGTCAGTTGAGAAGTTCAAGGGTCTTATCTTCCAAATCGAGCGCGATGCCAACGCAATCGCACAAAGAACTCGTAGAGGAAAGGGCAACATGATCCTCTGCTCTGCAGACGTTGCTTCCGCCCTGACCATGGCAGGCGTACTCGATTACACCCCTGCACTCAACGCTAACCTCAACGTTGATGACACTGGTAACACCTTCGCTGGTGTTCTCCAAGGTAAGTATCGTGTATACATCGATCCTTATTCGGCAAACGTTGCTGCTAACCAGTACTACGTTGTTGGTTATAAGGGTTCTTCACCTTATGACGCTGGTCTCTTCTATTGCCCATATGTTCCCCTCCAGATGGTTCGTGCCGTTGGAGAGAACACCTTCCAGCCTAAGATCGGCTTTAAGACCCGTTACGGTCTTGTTGCTAACCCATTCGCTGAAGGCACCGATGCGGGTCTTGGACGTATCACCAGAAACTCCAACCGCTACTACAGACGCGTTCGTGTTGACAACCTCATGTGATCCATTTTCACAAGGTTTAATCAGAGGGGTCACAGACCCCTCTTTTTTTGTCTAAATAAAATATATCAAGTTTAAGAAAATGCATCCAACACCTAAAGAAGCAAAAATTATTCATGAGCACTATGAGAAGGTTGTAGAGCATCTCATTAGTGAAGGTTATACTCAAGATAAAGAAGGTGCCGATAAAATCATCAGTGGTATGAGCGATGAGTGGTACAGTCTCATCATCAGTGACTGATTATGGCAAATTTTTATGATACTCAATTAACCAATAGGAACTTTTTATCTCCTATTGGTTTTAAACTTTCTTTGGCATCTAAAGAAAAGGTTGATTTTTTTTCAAATACCGCAAAGATCCCAGGAATTACTTTGGGAACTGCACTTCAAGGAACAACATATAGGATTCTAGATGTTCCAGGAGATGAATTGGTATTTGAAGATTTTAGTATGTCATTTTTGGTGGATGAAGATCTCAAGAACTACATGATTATCCATAATTGGATGACTGGTCTTGGATTCCCAGAATCTTTCCAACAATTCAAAGATCTAACCACTGGTGAAAACGGGCAGGAAGATCGAAAGTTACAATATTGTGATGGTACTTTACATATCTTGAATAGTAACTATCGTGATGTTGCAACGGTAAAATTTAAGGATCTGTTTCCAACTTCACTCACATCCCTAGATTTTACAGCATCCGACAACGATATCAACTACTTTACAGCAGAGGTGACTTTCAAGTATACTATCTACAATATCCTTGATCCCAACGGCAATCCTTTATGAACCTTGATGAAATTCAAGAGATGTGGCAGAGGGATTCTGTCATTGATCCTGATAACTTACATGATGAATCATTAAAAATTCCACAACTTCACTCAAAGTATTATACTCTTTATAATACGATTACTTTGTTGCGTGAAAAAGCAA